TTACATTGCACTTATTATTTGTGTTGCTTTTTCATCTTCTTCTTTGTATGTTTCTTCAAGTAAATGTGAATAAACCTCTGTGGTTACTGATATATTTTTATGTCCTAGTCTTTTCGAAATGTAATATATAGAAATGCCTTTGGCTAATAAATATGAACAGTGAGTGTGACGTAGTGCATGCGAAGTAATTTCTTTGATACCTAGATTTTTACAATATACTTTTAAACGTTTATTAACCGCATTGTTTGTTAATTCGCCAAAAATAGTACCGTCGATTGTTCTAGGTAACTGATCGATAGACTTAATAATATGATTCATATCTTTTTGACTGATAGATACATAACGAGGGGACGAATCTGTTTTATGCTCATCAATATAAATTTCGCTTTTAACTTGGTTAATATATTCACGTTTTAGATTCAAAGCGCCACTTATGCGACAACCAGTACAAATCATGATGAATAGTACGAGTGATGATGCGTTATCTTTAGTCATCAAATGCTGTTTTAATACTTCATAGTCTTTTAGATTGATATACTTACTATCTTCACTTTTGTTAGGCTTACTAGCTCTATAATTCACTTTAAAAGTAGGGTTCTTTGCAATAAGTCCTTCATATACTGCATCGTCTAATGATGTTCTAATATAGCCGTTTAGTTTTCTAATAGATTCTTTCGAATGATGTTTTGAAAACTCATTTATAAAATCTTGATAGTGGTATCTCGAAATATCCTTTAACTTTTTCTTACCAATAGGGTGGTTATTGATGTGTTCTATAGCAGAAGAATAGGACTTGTAAGTTTTAGGTGTTACGGTTGACTTTTTAAACGTTTCGCACCAGGTTTTGAAATAGTCGTATAACGTTAAATTAGGTTCGTACTCAATACCTTGCTTTAACTCACTTAACTTTTCTAAACCTGCAGAATTTGCCTCTCGCTTTGTCCGAAAACCTTTCTTACGATATCGTTTGCCTTCATATTTAAATTCATATTGCCATTTTTTACCGTCATAACATCGTGTTTGCATGTTATCCCTCCTAAAAAAGGTAAAAAAATAATAAGGGTACGTGGGAGGTACCCGGAAAAATTATAACGATTTAAGCAACCTATTTAGAACATATAATTTCTCTAAATCGTATTGGGTTATACCTATTACTTCGAATAGATTATACTTACAATATTTTTCAATTTCTTTATATAAAATGTTTAACTCTTCAATGAATTTTTTTCGAATTCCAGCTGGTTTGGTGAAGATCATAATAGAAATAATTAATGAATACAGGTCGTTTTTTCCAATCCCTTTTTTATATTTTGCTTTATCTATAAAATCATATTCAAGTAACGAATTTACAAAAGATAATGATAAATGAGCAGTATCTTCATTGGATTTAAACGAATAAAACCTTTGTCCATGTGCAATGACATTTCTGTATTGTCTAAGGATTTCTAATATTGGAATAGCAACCTCTTTTAATGAATCATCAGTTTCCAAACCACATACTTTTGAAGCGACCGATTGTTTATCTTTAGGCTTTAAAATTGAAAACCATTTAATCGTTTCTCCAAAATTAAGGGGGATTATTAATATCCACGGTGGGATATGATTGTGATTATTTCTATAGTGCTTAATCGAATCATTTTTTAAATAATCTCTATATTTAGATAGGTGTCGTAAATGACCAGATCTAAAACTGTTGTTTCCATCATAGTTTTTAGCATCTAAATATGAATTTCTTATATCATATCCTGTTATTTGCTTACCTTTTTTGTTTGTAAACGTTCTTTTAAGAGTGGGTTCTTGAACACCATAATTTTTAGCTACAGTTGCAGATAAATTAGTTTTTAAAGATTGTTCTATTAGTATTATGTACTTAAAAATTATATTCTTTAAACGAGTGTCGTATTTATAGCACATATAAAAATCATTAAATGTAACATTTTCTTCATATTGCCCATTTGCTTGTTTGAAAAGAGGAGAATATGCGTTTATCAACGAGTAATATGATATTGTTTCTAATTGTTCCAAAGCAAATTTTTTATTTTCTATTCTCACTCCACGATATTCCAATAAAACCAATTGTTCTTCACAGCTTAAATATGGTTTATTATAAACTGAAGTTTCTAGTAATGTTTTTATTGATTCAATGTCTCTCATAAATAATCCTTTCAACGAAAAAAGCCCTCATGCATAGCATGAAGGCTTATCCGAGTCATTTCAAGAATGACCATTTCATACTTGCATTATAAATGTTTTTTCTTAATTAGTCAATTTTAAAGATAAACAAGAGTGAGTGGCTTCCATCCCTCAACCTCCTTTGCTTAATTAATCTTCGTCTTCATCTACTTTACTTTCAATAATTTTAAGCACCTTTCTTACTTTATAAGATGTGATATCTTTAGGTAAAGAATAGGTGAAGCAATTATTTTTATTCGTTTTAACTTCGTAAACAATTTCATTTAATTTTATTTTGCAATTTAAAATTATCATCCATTGTCTCCTTAAAATAGATAAATTCAATACACCTCATATAATCTAAAAACTCTCAATGGCTCAAACGTAATAGCATAATTGCCGTAGTGAGTGCCAATACCATGTTTTTGTTTGTAATGTTCCAATATTTCTAATACGTGTTCTTCACTTAACTGAACGTATTCCGCTAGTTCGTATAAGTTACTTACACCGTAGTGATGTGCCTCTACAATAATACGCAAGGGCAGTGCGGCCTCGTATCCATGACGTCTTGCGTAGCTTTCAAATTTACGGTTAATCCATTTAGACTGGTCTAAGATATTCCCATATGTAAGTTTATGATGCGCTAATTCTTCGAAGAGAACCTCTGCTTTGCGTGTTTCGGATAGGTTGCGTTTAATTAGAATTAAATCACCTAACCATAAACCGTGTAAGTCATTAGGCATAACATCTGTTTCTTTTACTTCTATGTAGTCATGCTCTATTAACAATTTTTCATATAACCCCATAAAAACACCCTTTATTTACGTTTACTTCTTATATAGTCGGCATAATCTAACACACGTTGCCATTCGTCATCTGTTAATTCACCTTCAAGATGAGCTGCACGATGTTGTGGTTGTTCATCACTTTCATCTATCCAACCCATCAAAAATGCAGGGTTAACATTTAATGCCGTAGCTATGCTTTCGATAGTATCATTTTTAAGATTTTTGATATTTCCACTTTCATAACGTTGTACAGTAGCTTCAGTTTTACCGATTTTTCTTCCTAGTTCAGCTAAAGTCATACCTTGTTTTTCTCTTGATTGTTTCATTCTTTTTGAAAAGCACATCGTAATACAGCTCCTTTTACTTGATAACTATATTATAAGGAAGACTTTCGCCATTTGCAATATTTTTTCTTAAAAACTTTCGTAAAATGCTTGACCTATTTTGTACAGCCATGATAAGATTACTTACGTAATACGAAAGGTGGTGAAAAGAAAATGCCTATCGACACTAAACTTTTAAAATCAAAAATGGCTTTAAAAGGACACAACATCAAAACTCTTTCTGAAGAAATAGGTGTTAATAGAGATACATTGTCCAATATGATACATGGAAGAACTAAACCTTCATATCCGGTAATAAATGGAATTTATTTCGCGTTAGATTTAACGCCTCAAGAAGGAAGAGATATTTTTTTTAGCAAAGACTTACGTAAAAAGAAAGTTTTAACTTAAAGGAGGAAAACAAATGCAAGCATTACAAAAAATACAAATTGAAAATAATTCAGAATTAGGAGCAGTCGTTTCTAGTCGAGTAGTAGCAGAGGAAATAGGCAGACAACATAAACATGTTTTAGAAGGTATCGATGAAATGATTAAAAAGAGTAGAGCCGACATTTCGACCCTATTAATTCCTCATCAATATAAAGCTAGAAATGGCAAGCGTAACAGAGAATATCTACTAACTAAAGACGGTTTCACTTTATACATGTTCAACATTCAGGGTCACAACGATTTCAAAATGGCGTATATCAATAAATTTAACGAAATGGAAAACCAACTCAAACAACCTATCGCAAGTTACATGATTGAGGATCCAGTCAAACGTGCTGAACTTTGGATAGAAGAACAAAAAGAGAAACAACAGTTACAACTTGAAAACAACATGCAAAAACAAAAGATTGCTGAGTACGAACCTAAAGCATCTTATCTAGACACAATATTAAACAATAAAAGTTTGGTTACAGTCGGTCAGATTGCTAAAGATTACGGAATGTCGGCTCAAGCATTAAACAAGTTACTGCATGAACTGAAAGTTCAATATAAACAATCTGGTCAGTGGTTACTATATTCTAACCTACATGCTAAAGGCTACACACATTCATCTACTACTGAGATTGAACATAAAGACGGTAGCACATCGGTTCGCATGAATACTAAATGGACACAGAAAGGTAGATTGTTCATTTACGAATTACTAAAAGATAACGACATTCTACCCACAATCGAACAAACAACTTAAAGGAGGAACTAAAAAATGAATAAAAAAATGAACTACGTAAAAATAGCGCTCTTAACTATCATCTTGGTAGACCTAGTTAAGAACACTATTAAAAAGAATAAAGTTACTGTATCAACTCAATCATTTATTGATGAGAGATATTCGCAACGTTCAAATTAAACATCTCAGTTTTGCCACAGTTTTTACAAACTGTAACGAACATATCCATGCTTGGAGCAGGCAATTCTTGAGATATAGCTGGTAGACCAAAAATTTCATCAGAAATCACTACTTTAGGTTCAGAGCAACATGGAGCGTGTTGTGTAGAATTATAAAACTTTTCGATTTCTTTAAGTTGGTCTTGGTTGAATTTAAAAGTTCCCATTATTAATCACTCCTTTCTAAATCAGATAGGAAAATTATAGCACAGAAAAACGGGAGCAAGACTTAATTACAAATAAACGGAAAGAAGGAGATAGAAGTTGAACAAGATAGAAGATTTTGAAAAATCTATTAGAGCTTTTGATAAACATGGTGTTTTTGAGTACACAATTCATGAAAATATGTTAGCTCACATTTTACCTAACTTAGAAAGACAAGTAACTTTTGGGACAGGTAAAAACGGTCTTGAAAAATGGTGTACCAAAAAATTCACAGCAGATTTTTTTGACCCGATTAATAACATCGTTATAGAAGTTGACGGTAGTAGTCACAATAACGAAAGACAAAAAATAATCGACAGATTAAAAGAAATCTTTTTTGAACAAAAAGGCATAAAAGTTTATCGAATTTCTAACGAAAAGGTTAAAGAAATTTTTGATAACGAGTGTCAGAAAGGAGTAGAGATACTTAATGCAGTATTCCGTTGATGAATTCAAATATAACGAATTACCAAAAGAATTATCTGATTTTATTATCGAAAAAGAGAATATCTTGAACGGAATAAAACACAGATACGCAAAAGAAGTAGGAAAAGTTTTTTATGAGGCACAACAAGAATTCAGCGACTTTAACAATGGTGGACTTTTTGAAAAATGGTACACGTCAATTGGTTTCAAAAAAAGAAATGTTTATAACTACATTCAAATTTATAACGAAGTGCAACAGTTGCACGGCGACCAATTAGAAACGTTTGAAGAATTACCAAAACGATTGCAACTAGAAATTTCAAAACCATCGCACATTCCTGAACTAAAAGAAAAAGTTTTAGATGGCGATATTAAAACTCATAAAGAGTACAAAGAATTGGAACGCAAACTTAAACAACGTGACGAACAAAACGCTCAACTTCAATCTCAAGTAGAACAAGCGCAACGTTCAGAAGAAATTGCTAAGAAACAACTAGAAGATGCAGAGAGTAGAGAGCCGGAAGTTATTGAGCGATATTCAGAGCCAAAAGACTACCAAGAAGCTATCAATAAATCAGAAGAACTTGAACGTAAAAATAGAGATTTAGAACAACAAATCAAATTTTATAAAAATCGTTCTAAAAGAAAAGAGGAGGATAAGGTGGTTGAGGAAAAGGACGAAAATCAAGTTATTGACGCAAGAATTGAAATCAATCGAGATAACGCATCATTAGAACCTGAAGTCAGAAAAGCAATTAGACACGAAAGTTCAGCGGACGCATTTATAAGTGCAGCTGAAGAAATAGTAAGTATTTTTGACAATGAAGTGGAAGATGTACAACTATTTGAAAAATTTATTTCTACATTAAATTATAAGGCGTTATCAAAAGCGGAAGAAAGAATTAAAAAAATAAAAGAAATTGGAGGATATGAATAATGAGAACTAGAACATTAAACGTTAAGGATTTAGCAACAGACATGAGTTATCAATCACCTGTAAAAGAGGCGCAGGTTAAAAAGATAGTAAAAAACTTTGACGAAGGATCAATTGGAACAATTTACGTCAATTTAAGAAATGATGGAATTTACTACATTATCGATGGGCAACACAGAGTTACTGCATTAAAAAGATTAGGAATCTCTACTGTCAAAGCAAATGTATACGAAGGTTTAACAGTAGAAGAAGAAGCTAAGAAATACAAAGATTTCAATACTCGACCTACTAAATCTCCAAACTCAATTGCTAAGGCGGATTTAAAATTCGGTGATGAGTTTGCTGAAATGATTTTATTTAGCGTATTAGAAGCAGGTATGGACATTGATTATGACAACCAAAACCAAAGGCACGGATATATCTCAGCTTATCGTTCGCTAGAAAGAATTTACAAAAAATATGGAAGTGCTGGTTTAACTGAAACTATTAAATTCATTAAAAACACTTTCGGCGATGAAAAACCATACTTTCAAGGTTTTATCTTAGAAGGTTTTGCTAAATTTTTAGCTACTTACTACGAAAAAATCAATCAAAAAAATCTATCAGAACGTCTAAGAAAAACTGGCTTCAGTGATTTTATGGCAGAAGTAAATAAACAAAGACCAAGTTTTAATTCAAAAAAAGAATGCCTGCCATTCGTAGTAGCAGACATTTATAACAAAAGACGTTCAAAAGATAACAAACTCAACAAAATTTATTTACATGACTAATTATACCACACGAGGTGGTGTATAGCCACCTCTCACAATCGAACAAACAAATTAAAGGAGGAAAAACACATGCTGCAAAAACTAAAAATAGCTAAAGAAAAAAGCAAATTAAAACTTAATTTATTAAAACATGCAAACAGTAACTTAGAAACAAGAAACAACCCTGAACTGTTGCGAGCAGTTGCAGAGTTGCTTAAAGAAATTAGTCGATGAATTCGATATAAGAAATTCCAGCACTTACAGTACTAACTGTTCTATCACCAACAAAAGTATAACGTTTACCTGAAGAAAATACTTTTGAAGATACATCTTCTTTAGAAACTTTAGTATTACCACTATTAGAACTCATAAGAAGATATTGGAAATTCTCGACGATTGATTCATCTCCGGAAGAATATTTTATAAAAGCTTTCATTAAATCCACCTCCCTTCATTAAGGGATAAAAACATTATACACGAAAGGAGTATTTAAGATGACGTAAACTTTAACTGTAACTGTACCAATACCCGACACACACGTACTTGTCGCTAAAGACGAATACGACGAGTTATTAAGTTATTCACTAGATCCAGTTTGGGACTTAAAAGAATTGAAACGCAAATTGAAAATGTCATCTGACGAAACTATTAAAGACAGATTACTATTCAATCCGAAGTTTGAAAAATTACTCAAAAAGCAGGGCATCGCACATTATCCAGATGAAAGTTTAAATCGTTGGAGATTCAACGCAAGAAAGATGAATAAATTTATCGAAGAACATTTTGAAGAAATTCACAAGGGGATGAAGAAATGACGAATGACGATAAAACGTTTGTACTAACAGGTTTTATGTTTATTGCAGTGTTCTTTCTATTATTAATCGCATTAAATGTGTTTATCACTAATGCAGCTGCAATTGCATTATTAGCATCAATGCTAACGTATCTGTTTTTCGACAAATTATTTTACGCACAAAAAAAGACTGATACCCACGCCAATGAGTAACAGTCAAACATTAAACAAAAAATATTCAACTCAATCATATAACGGGAGGCACATATATGCAAGAGGTAACACTATCTTTAAAAGAATATAACAACTTGCTTAAAGACAGTAGAGATTTAATGTTAATCAGTTTGGAAAACAAACATCTAAAAAGACAACTTTCTACTGCCAATGAGCATATCAATGATTTAAACGACAATATCAATTTATATATAAGCCTATATCAAAGTGCAGATGCTAGAGCAGACAGGGCAGACAAACGATTGGAGGAGTACGTGAATGCAAGAGCCAATATTAAATTGTGAAGTAGAGTATCGCATTAAAGATAATCACTTTGGACGTTGGATCACTAATAAACCTACTGCTCAAGAATATGCTAATTACAATGCTTTAAGACGTAATGCTCGTAAATTCGATGGTTTGCAAGATATAGACATTGACTGGGATAAACACTTGATTGAAGTATCAACAATCGAAACAAAAGAAACACGTAAAGTATACAGTTTTGAAGATTTGGAGGAGGTAAACGATGGCTGAACAACTTAATTTATTTCAAAAGATAGCAGATGTTAAAGCCAATATTGATGGTTTTACTAAAGACACCAAAGGTTACAACTATTCTTACGTAAGTGGCTCTCAAGTCCTTCATAGAATAAGAAACAAGATGATTGAACATAATTTGTTACTTATACCAAAAACATCAGAAGAAAATTATAAGCAAATTGAGGTAACGAGATTTAATAAAAAAGCGTCGCGTGAAGTTACGACAACAGAGTTTGTTGTAGAAATGAAATTGACTTATGTATGGATCAATGCTGACAAACCAGAAGAACAATTCGAAGTAACTTTCTATGCAGTAGGTCAACAAGACGATGTATCAAAAGCACATGGTACTGCATTAACTTACGCAGAAAGATACTTCTTAATGAAATTCTTCAATATTCCAACTGATGAAGATGATGCCGATGCAAAACAAAAACAAGAAAGATATGCAACTTCAAGTAATCAATTGAAAGAGTTGCTTAGACAAGAAGCAGATAGTTTTATCGAAATTGCTGAAAGAAGTAACTCTGCAAGCAAATATCAAGAACAGATAGAAAAACTGAAAAATATGAATGTAAATGATTTAAACAAACAACAAATAAACGTTACAAGACAACAAATTAATAAATGGCTTGGAGGAATTAAAGAATGATAAACAGAGTAATTTTAGTAGGTAGATTAACGAAAGATCCAGAATTCAGAACAACACAAAGCGGTGTGAATGTTGCCACTTTCACACTAGCGGTCAATCGTACATTCACAAACGCACAAGGTGAACGCGAGGCTGATTTCATTAACATTGTAGTGTTCAGAAAACAAGCTGATAACGTCAATAATTATTTGAAGAAAGGTAATTTAGCTGGCGTAGACGGTCGTATTCAATCACGTAGCTATGAAAATAAAGAAGGCCAAAGTGTATTCGTAACAGAAGTAGTAGCAGACAGTGTTCAATTCTTAGAGCCAAAGAATAACAATCAACAAAACAGTCAACCTCAACAGCAACGAGGACAAGCACAAAGTGGTAACAATCCATTTGGTAATGGTCCAGATATCTCAGAAGATTCATTGCCTTTCTGATTGGACTGATTTAATTGGCTAAAATCAAGAATTACATCACTCAAGATGACGGTACAACTACCGTTGTCATTGCTGGTGTAGAACTAGACAACAAAACTTCACTCCTACTTGATAACGGGTTTGAAGTGGAGGTAGATGTGCAAGTCGTAGACCCTTTCAGAATAACCGATAAACAACGCCGTAAGATATTTGCTCTTGTAAAGGACATAGAGGCTCATACAGCTCAACCTATGGACTACATGCGTCATATGTTCATCGAATACGTTCGGACTTACTACGGCTACGACAAGCGCATCTCATTAAGTGATTGCACACGTACACAAGCAAGCCAAATTATCGAGGTTACATTGGACTGGATATTTCATAACGATATACCACTCGCATATAAAACGAGCGACTTACTCAAACAAGATAAATCATTTTTATATTGGTCAACAGTCAATCGTAACTGTGTTATCTGTGGTAAGCCACATTCAGATTTAGCACATAGATATGCAGTAGGTAAAGGTCGCAATCGTAACAAGATAAATCATGTAGGCAACCAAGTATTAGCATTGTGCAGAAACCACCACACAGAACAGCACCAAATAGGAATAGATACATTTAACAAAAAGTATCACTTAACAGATAGTTGGGTTGATGTGGACGATCGACTAAATAAGATGTTGAAAGGAGAGAAAAGAAATGGCGATCTTTAGAGTCTATAAAGAGTCGGGTAATTTTGTGACAGTTAATAAAGATTTTATACATGACCCTAATTTAAGTTGGAAAGCTAAAGGTATACTACTTTATTTGTTAAGCAGACCAGATGACTGGCAAATATATGAAACCGAATTAAAAAAGCACGCTTGCGACGGTAGAGATAGCTTGCGGACTGGTATTAAAGAGTTGGAAAAAGTAGGTTACATTCAACGTAAAAGAATTAGAGATGATAAAGGTCATTTCAGAGAGTATGAATATCGGGTTTTTGAACAACCTAACCACATAGGATATTCCCACTTGGGAAAACCCCAGTTGGGAAATTCCCACTTAGGGAAACCCGACACTACTAATAATAATATAACTAATAATGATTTAACTAATAATAATATAACTAATAATGTGACAGACGACACGTCACAAATTTTCCAATTGGTTAGTAAAGAATTAGAGATGATACAAAGTCCTTTAAAAGTACAAGAGTTGGAAGATGAACTCAACCTTATTAAAGGAAACAAATTAGAAATAACAGGAGTAGCAATTAACTACTGTAAACAAAGCAAGAAAGGTATTAACTACCTAATCAAAGTATTAAGAAACTGGAATAACGAAGGTGTAGATACTAAAGAGAAAGCACTAGCTAAAGTAACGCCTAAGAAAAAGAAATCTAATGAAACCGACGATTTAATTGCAGCGATGGAACAAGAATTAGGTGATGAGTAATGAGTATGACTAAGAAAGAAGCATTACAAATCATCAAAAAAATTAGGAACATCTATAATTTGGAGTTCGACAAACCAAAGTTAGAAACATGGATAGAAGTTCTTAGCGAAAATGGTGATTACGAACCAACACTAAAAACATTAAACAACTACATTAATTCCGGCAATTCATATCCACCTAACTTACCTAAAATCATGAGAAAAGCACCTAAGAAAATGGAATATGAAGAGGCGCCAGATGATGTAAAAGAGCATCGTTGGAAAATGAAAAACGATCCTGAATATGTAGCTGCACGAAAAAAGATACTTGATGACTTTGCAGAACAACTTAGAAAGTTCGAGGTGAACAACCATGAATGAACGCAGAGATATTGAAAGTACGATTATTTCAAGCTTGCTTAAAAAGCCTGAACTTATCGAAAAGTTGCGTGTTAAACCTTATATGTTCTATTACGACGATTTCAGAACGTTTATGGAATATGTGTTTGAAGTTGGCAAGGTGGATCATCAAGAAATATTTTTAGAAACATCAAAGAATAAAAACTTTTTAGATTTCGACACGATACAAAAGTTATATAATTCCGATTTTATTGGTTACGGCATATTTGAGCGCTATCAGCAGAATTTATTGGAAATCTATCAAATATCACAAGCGAATGAAGTAATCAATGAATTTAACCAATCACCTAACATGCAATCGTTTGAAGCAATGGTTACTGACTTAAATCAAGTATCACTGATTAGTGCGACAGATGAAACGAGTACAAAACAAATTGTAGATGAGTTTGTAGAAGAATTGTATAGCGATGAACCTAAGAAAGTCATTAAGACAGGTTTTCCATTAATGGACTATAAGATTGGCGGTTTAGAGCCAACACAACTCATTGTGATTGCAGCACGACCTTCAGTAGGTAAAACAGGGTTCGCGCTTCAAATGATGCTTAATATCGCTAAACAAGGTTATAAAACATCGCTATTTAGTTTAGAAACAACAGGCATAGCAATATTAGAACGAATGTTATCTGCAGCGACAGGAATTGAATTGTCACGTATTAAGAAAAAATCAGATTTAAGCGCTGATGATTTAACTAAATTAACAAGTGCTGCAAGCGAAATATTAAAACTTGAAATAGATGTCAATTCGCAAAGCGATGTAAGTACCCAGGAAGTCCGTAAGCAAGCCATGAAGAACAAAGATAAGCAACAGGTCATATTCATCGACTATCTTCAATTAATGCAAACAGATAGCAAATTAGACCGTAGAAATGGCATTGAAAAAATCAGCCGTGATTTAAAAATAATAGCAAACGAAACTGGTGCAATTATCGTATTACTTTCTCAACTTAGTCGTGGTGTAGAGAGTCGAAATGACAAACGACCTATGTTGTCTGACATGAAAGAAGCAGGTGGAATTGAGGCTGACGCAAGTTTAGCAATGCTTCTTTATCGAGATGATTATTATAACCAAGACGAAGATGATGAATTCGGTAAGTCGATTGTCGAATGCAACATTGCCAAAAATAAAGACGGTGAAACAGGTGTTATCGAATTTGAATATTATAAACGTACGCAAAGGTTCACGACATGACGGTTATCGAATATAAGAAACTACTTGGAACGATGTACCGACAAGATTATAGCAATGATCAACTCATCGGGACGTTACTGATTGAAGTTGGTCGGGCTATCAATCGTTTGTTGGAAGAGAAAAAGATATCTCCATTCGATGACTATGAGAAAGTGAAAGACATTATTGAAAAAGAAACGAAGTGGAGGCAAAGCGATGGGACTTATAGAAAATCAACCTAACGCATATAGCTTATATGAAAGCGACGGTTGGGAAATGCTTAGGGTTCTGCCTAGAGATGACGGTACTTTCTATCTTGCTAATAAAGGTGGAATGAGTGATAAGCATTTTAAAGAATTTGTGACTAAAGATGAGTTAGCAAAGATGAAACGTAAGCATAAATTATTCAGAAAAGAAGAATTACAACAACAGACAACAATAGATGAATTCTTATTCTAGGAGTGACAACGTGCAGATAGAAATTAACTTTAATGAAACGTATGAGGCACCTATTGGCTCGCCTCGTCCACGTTTCAGAAATACAGGTAGATATGTTCAAACATACATGCCAACGTCTTATACAAAGCATAAGGACTTCATCAGAGAGCAGATGCCAAACACATTACTCGATGGAAAATTGAAAGTGACATTATCGTTTTACTTCAAGGCACCAAAGAGCTGGAGTAATCGTAAAAAGTTATTAGCAATTGGACAGTACAAACGTACTAAACCAGATATAGATAATTTAATCAAAACTGTGTTAGATGCAGCGAACGATCACCTATGGAAAGACGATAATCAAATCGTTGAAATACACAGTTTTAAGCAATATGCAGAGGAACCAAAAATTATTTTAGAAGTGGAGGAAGTGTAATGCAGGAAGAAACACTAAAACTCACATTCGACCTAACAGTTGAAGTAGAGCAACCTATTTGGATAAACAAACATGCAGATAGAGAAAACTACATTGAACATTACTCTAATAGATATAAAAATGATCCTGACAATTTACTCGATAATATTAAAAACATTACTGACGTTAGTGTCAGTTACGCAGATTGGAAGTGACACCATGATAAAAGTGAATTTAAACGGTAAACGTTACAGATTGTGTGATGTGTACAAATATTTTGATGTATCAGATAGTACGGTTCGTAAGAGATATGACGAAGGACTGCGTGGACCAGAATTAATACATGGCAAAGGAGTTTATGAATATGGTGCAGACATACGAAAGAAACGAAAAGCAATTAACAGCTAAGCAGTTGTACGAGATACAACAAGCTGAACTTAGACACGAAAGAGCGTTGAAACGTAAACGTAGAGAAGAACGCATTGCTAGGGCTAAACGTGCAGAACGTGAAGTTGCTAAGCACAGAGTGAATAGTAAGTGGTTTAGATACTTATCAGAGAATGACATATTTCCAAAGGTAAGGGGGTAGCGAAATGGAATTACATGAATTAAATAAAGGCGATGACATTTGGTTTAAATATCCTAAAGCTAAAACATCATTCCCGGCTGTTGTGGAAGAGTTGAATTATAACTTTAATGGCGAACCTTACCTTATGGTGCGTGTTGGTAGTGAGTTAGTAAAGATTGATGATAGATACGACATAGTAAAGGTGTAGATGAAAATGACAATTATTAGTAATAAAAAAGTAGACATGGTGAATAAGCCAAAACATTACACATACGGTGACATCGAAGTCATAGATTTTATTGAACAAGTAACGAAAGATTACAAACCAGAATTAGCGTTTAGTATCGGTAATGCAATCAAATATATCAGTCGTGCTAATCATAAGAATGGTAGAGAAGATTTAGATAAAGCACGTTGGTACTTAAATCGTGCATTTGAAAAGTGGGAGGACGCATGAAGTTTATAGACATATGTAGTGGTATTGGAGGCTTCCGTTCTGCATTAGAGAAACACGGTCATAACTGCGTAGCATTCGCAGAAATAGATAAGTTCGCAAAACAAAGTTATAAAGCAATTTACGATACAGAGAATGAAATAGATATAGGGGATATTACGCAAGTTAGTGATGAATATTGGCAACAGTTTAAAGGTAAGTGCGACATTATCGTGGGTGGAACACCTTGCCAATCATTCTCTATTGCAGGCAAAAGAAAAGGTTTTGAAGATACTCGAGGGACAGTGTTCTTTAGCTATGTTAATGCAGTCAAGAATGTTGAACCTAAATATTTCATCTTTGAAAACGTAAAAGGTCTTATTAGTCACGATAAAGGAAATACAATTCGAACAATGTTGTTAGCATTTGATGAAATAGGTTATGAACTAGATTTTGATGTTTTTAATTCTAAATGCTATGGAGTGCCACAAAACAGAGAAAGAATTTATATCGTTGGAAGAAAGAAAGACGAAAACAATATCAATTACGGGCAACAAAACATATTCGAATATATTTGAGGTGATTGTATGAAAAACCAATTATATGAAGAAATGTACAGATTTTATTTAAAGGGATATTCATTACAAGAAGTGGCAAAACAATTTGGACTTACTAGACAAGCTGTTTATACAGGTTTTAAAAGAAGAGGATTTAAGTTAAGAAGTAAGAATTTTAATAAATTCGTTGTCTATGATGGTAAAAAATTCACTCTTAGAAATAATGGATATTATGGTTGTACTACTGGAAAAAGAGAATTACTACACAGATATAAATACGAAAAAGAAGTGAGACCAATATTAGATGGTTGGGATATACATCACATAGATCATAACAAACTTAACAATGATATAGATAATCTTGTGGCTTTACCTAAAAGTATTCACGCATGGTTATTCGCAGAAGGGAGCAATCAATATGTCGAAAAAACTGCAGGAGTTGAAAAAATGGGCCTCGTTGAACATTACATTAACCAATTTGTTGCCAATAAATACTACGTGTAATGTTACAACACGACTAGTTGACATCTTAGAGAAAGACGTAGACGAAACTTACTATTTGTCAGAGTCGGGTTATCTCGCTAAGGAAGAATATGGACGCATGGGCAAACAAGCTGTTGAAACTATAAAAGAAAATACGAAAGAAATACGTGATGGTTACACAATTAACGCTTTTAATAAAACAATTGATAAAAGTGGTTTAAGTCCTACATTAACAACTAGACCTGAAGGGTTTAAAACAGCTATTTTACTTGTTGTTGATCAATTAAGGGTTAGAAAACTCACGCCTTTAGAATGTTGGCGACTTCAGGGCTTTTCTGACGAACAGTTTTACAAAGCTAAAAATAGTGGTGTGAGTAAATCACAATTATATAAACAAGCAGGTAATGCAGTAACTGTTAATGTTGTAGATGCGATTGTGGGTGAGTTGAAATGATACTTAGCGATACAATCAACCAACGCTATCGCTATGCTACACAAGGCAAGACACCTACACAGATACAACAGGAATTACGCAAGCTAGGTGTCAAAGGCTTTGTGGTTAAGGTGGTAGGAAGTAGAGTGACGATGTTAGTAAGTGAGAACGATATTAAAAGGAATAGGGAGTGTGTAAGGGATGGCAAAGATTAAACGTAAGGTAGAGATGACATTACCAGAATTAATTGAGTGGGCGTGGGAGAATGAAGTTAGTGATAAGGCTTTTTATAGCAATCTTGATGGTGGTTCTGTGTATTTCGATAAAATTCAAAATTTGTCGATAGAGCATGAAATTGCTATAAATGAAACTTTCACAGTAGAAGTCGAAGAAGAAATTACGAAAGAAACGGCAATTCCTAGACTTTTAGAAGTTAGAAATTTAATACCTTTAAAAAATATCGGGTGGCATTATTTTAAATCATTAAAACCTTATTTGCATGTTAACCACTCTATTTCGGAAATTGAAAATAGACATAGTATTGCTTTCTACATGCTTAATGATGATATGACGATGACTTTAATTTGGAAAGACGGAAAATTAGTAGATTAAAAGGAGTAAGTAACATGATACCTAAATTTAGAGCATGGGATAGAGATATAAAAATGATGTGTGATGTATTAAAAATAGATTTTGGAAACAGAACATTATTTTACCGTCATTGGTTGTATGGTGTAAGTAGAGAAATTGATATAAAAGAAGTAATTATTATGCAAGCAACGGGAGCAAGATATATTTACGACGAAAAAGGTAAAGAAATTTTTGAAGGCGACATTGTTAAAACTAGAGCTTCTGAGTATGGAAGATTTATCGGTTATGTAGATAACGCTATATCACGTTTTCAAGTACGAGGAGTTAAGCAATACAAAGGTTTAAGTGTAAATTTAGACGGAACTTGTGAAATTATCGGCAACATCTACGAAAACCCAGAGTTATTGGAGGACGAGTAAATGACAGTAACATTATCACAAAAAAGTTATGACGCATTGCTTGATGACCTCGAAAGATTGCGCAAGCGAAATATAGATTTGGAAGAAAAATTGAATAAAGAGATTAAATTAAGTTATGAAATAGAAGGTAATTTATATGATGTATCAAAAGAACGTGACGAACTCATCAATGATATTGCAGACATTAAACGTAAGGCAGAGGCGTTTAATGAGATTTTAAACATTGACTATATAGTAGCGCCTGATGATTATGCACATGAAATCACAAAAATTGTAGATAAATACAGGGAGGAACAATAAATGGGAATTTTACCAATTAAATTATTATCAGAAAATGCAATCTTGCCAACGAGAGCAAATCCAACAGATAGTGGATTAGATTTATATGTCGCAGAAGATACAACTATTCTAGCGCACAGTACAAAAGTAGTGCCAACACATATTGCGATTGATTTAGCTTATGGATATGAAGCACAAGTGAGACCACGTTCAGGTAATTCACTTAAAACTAAGTTACGTGTAGCATTAGGTACAATCGACCACACTTATAACAAAGAAATTGGAATTATCACAGATAATATAGGTGATGAGGCAATCGTAGTTAAAGCAGGCACACGCTTAGCACAGTTGGTTGTTACACCAGTAATGCTACCAGATCCAATGGAGGTGCAAGAGTTTGATGAAGTGTCGGAAAGAGGAGCATACGGAAGCACAGGAGAATAAAGATGATATTTATCAACGTGTAAAAGAGGTGCTGGGGAAGTGACAGAACTAATTTTAATTATTATAGCCTTACTATTATTAGTCAGTTCGGCAGGAATGATTGTCAAAATGTATTTAGAAAATACCAAAGAAGAACGTGAATATAAAAGAATTGCAAAAAAACTAGAAACAAACGCAAAGAGTTTGAAGAACGTAAAAGAAAACAATTCGAGAATAACAAGCTGGATAAGGAGTGAGTGGGAATGGAAGATAATCAAAATGACAAGAAATATATTATTGAAATAAAGAGTGGCTTGTACGTATCAACAAATGCATTTGGAAATGTATACAGTTTCACTAAAAACATAGAAGAAGCTATTAAAACTTCTTATTTAGATAGTGCTATGGATATTGCAGAACGCTGCTATGGTACTGTCAAAGAATACAGAATGAAACATGAGATTTTAGAGGTTGTAGAATAATGCAATACCTAATCAGAGAATTCAAAGATAGCACAGGTCACATTCACACTGACATTGAGAAAGTACGCACAAACGAAACTCTCTCTATTGTAGAAGCAGAAAGTAAAGAAGAAGCTGAAAAGAAAGCAAAGTGTATATTAAGTCAGCACGATAGATTACAACTTAGAAAATTATATCGTTTGCAAGACTTATTGGGATAAGGAGTGAACAGAATGAAAAGTAGTGAAGAAGTAGTCGGAAAATTAAAAAGTGTAATTAGCGATATTGAAGAATCAATGCAGGAAGATTCAATAACACTTACTTATAAATCAGCATTGGAACACGTTATAGAATATATCGAACATGGAGATGATGTAGATGATTAAACGCATATTAAAAATTTGGTTTACTATCGCTATGTATGAGTTAGGTAAGTATGTGACTAATGTAGTTATCGATTACTACAAATATAAACAAGATGAGGTGGAACAAGCACCTAAAGATTTTAGTAAGTACGATCAGATCCATTTGAATGATGAGGTGAGTGAATGATGAATTTACCGATTAATCAAGTATATGTAATTGAAACTAAAGACGGGGATTTCTATGAGGAAGAAGTGGAATTATACGGTAGTGATAATCTAGTAGCAACCACACTAAAGGTTACGAAAAATACGCAAGACGCTAAAAGGTTTTCAAGTCTTGATAAAGCTAATGACATTGCATATGCGTATGGTTTTAAAGTATTAGCGCTCAACACTTATTTAGAGGAGATAAATTAATATGTGGATAATCATATCAATATTATTAGCTATTGTTTGTCTCGTCTCTCTAGGTGTACAACATGAGCAACGTAAGGAGATAGAGGCACATAAGTATGCTAATGAATTATTGTTGCACAATATTAAAGAATGTATGGAAGATAAGTATAAGTAATGGAGGTAGTGCATGAACTTAGGTAAAACAGATATACCAAAGCTAGAAGAGTATTGGGAGAAGTACGAGGATATGAAAGGACAGTTGGTTTATCGCAGGTATGAGTTACTATACCAACCAACAGATACTAATCATGGTGGCGGTAAAAGTAATCTGCCTACAAGTCCAGTAGAGAATGAAGTAACTAAGTTGCATAGCGACCTGAAGTATCTAAACCTACAATCCATTATTCAAGCGATAGAAGATGTATATAACACTGCAACTAAAGAGCAACAGTTGATAGTTAATTATAGATATTGGGAAAAGGATTTAACAGTGTATGAATGGCCAGACATTGCACATGAATTAACTAAAGCTAGAGAAGATAATAAAGTAATTAGTAGAGACGCAACACTTCGTATGCGTAATCAATTAATGAGAGAAACAGCTAAGCGTATTGGTTGGATTAGCTTTGATTAAATCGCACTTCCGACATTGTAGAAGTGCGGGTAGTCAATACCTTATTATGATAGTATCAGATAAATCACACATGAGGCACATCACATAGGTGGTGTGTCTTTTTGTTTGGAGTAATAAGGATGAGTAAAGCATATGCAGACTATATAGAACAACGTACAAAGAATAGAGGTTTCTACTCTAATGCTAAGTGGCGTAAGACAAGACTAAAAGTATTAGCAAGAGATCATTTTGAGTGTGTGATGTGTAATGCAGAAGGTAGATTGACAATTAATCAGAAACAATCACTAGAAGTTGACCATATCAAAGAGTTAGAAATACGACCAGATTTAGCATATGAATTTTCTAATCTAAGAACACTATGTAAATTTCATCACAATAAACGTCATGGAAGATTTGAACATAATCCAAATAATCGGAAAAACAAATTCAATGACGAACAATGGTAAAAATAAAAATGTATAAAAATATTATTTAATTAAAAATAACAAAAGTGTAAAAAGTGTCAAATACCCCCCACCTAAATAAATCGCGCCACAAAAGGCTTTGCGGAAACCGGCGCTTGGCTCAACTTCGCAGATTTACTTCTCGAAAACATACATTAGGGGACTTGACAAACCGGAAATCATTAAAAATAAATTTTACAGGAAGGGGGAGGGACTTTGAAAAATGACAAGTATTTAAAAGACAAGCTAACTAAAAATCAAATCAAGAAAATTAATGAGACAGAAGATTATTTAACGAGTCAAATTGATAAAGAAAATAATGTTGAAGTTGAAAAAGTTGAGCGATATATCAACTTATTAAGACTATTCTATGCTTTGGATGTATACATTGAGCAGTCAGGACCGATAACAATTGTTAAAAACGCAAGTCAAGAATTTGTGAAAGCTAATCCAGCTATTGCAGAAAAGAATAAAGTGAGTGGTTCGTTGTTAGCTTTAGAAAAATCATTCCATTTAGATAAAAAAGCTGAAGAGCGTCGCAAATTAGAACAAGCGAAAGGACCTGATTTAACATGAAGATACCAAGTTATGTTACAGACTACATTAAAAAAGCTAAATCAGGTCAAATACTTTTTAATAAAGAACGCATTAAGCTTATATCTTTTTTAGAAGATAACATTTTGCAACGAGATGATTTATATTTTGATGATCAACGCATAGAAGATTACATCAAGTTTAGTGAAAAATGGTTTTTCCCATTGCAAGATTTTCAAAAATTTATTTCATGCTTCGTTTTTTTATATGAAGAAGAAAGCAAAACGCCTTATTTCTCAGAATTCTTTATATCAATGGCTCGTGGTGGTGGTAAGAATGGCTACATTAGTACTTTAGCAGCATTCTTTATGACACCTTTACACGGCATACCTAAATATAATATGTCAGTTGTTGCTAATAGTGAGAAACAAGCACTAGTTAGTTTTAGAGAAATATACGATATGGTGGAAAGTAATAATCTTTATGTAACTGGTGATCGTCCCAATAATCCATTTTACTTAAGTAAAGTTGCAGTTGAAGGTATTGAGACTAAATCGCAATTCTTATTTGATACGTCTAATGAAAAAACAAAAGATGGTGCTCGTGAAGGTTGTATCTTTTTTGATGAAGTACATGCTTACGAAAAAGACTCAATTATCAATATCAAACGAAGTGGTTTAGGTAAAGTCGCTCATCCTAGAACATTTTATATCGGAACTGACGGTTATGTTAGAGAAGGTTTTTTAGATAGATTGAAAGAACGTGCAGATAATGTATTGAAAGGTATAAGCCCTGAAGATAGATTATTCCCGTTTATTTGTAAAGTTGATGATAAAGATGAGGTTGATAAACCTGAAATGTGGGAGAAAGCAAACCCAATGTTTGAACAACCACGAAGTGAATACGGTAGTCAATTGTTTAAAGAAGTTCATCAACAGTATTTAGGGCTTCAATTTAATCCATCTAACCGTCCTGAATTCATGACAAAGAGAATGAACATGCCTGAAACAGATTCTCAAAGTGTTGTAGCACCGTGGGACGACATCATGGCAACCAATCGACCAATTCCACCACTTGAAAATAATGAATGTATTGGCGGCCTTGACTACGCAAGTTTAAAAGACTTTGCAGCAGTTGGTTTGTTGTTTAGATCGGGTGAGGATTATATTTGGAAAACTCATTCGTTTGCTAGAAAAGAATTTTTAGATAAATACAAATTAAAACCACCTATTCATGAATGGGAAAAGAAAGGCTTACTTACAATTGTAGATGAACCAACTATCAATCCTAAACATATTATTGATTGGTTTAGTGAAGCTCAAAAAAGTTATGGCTTGCAAAAGGTTGTAGCCGATAACTTCAGAATGGATTTACTTAGACCTCTATTTGAGGATGCAGGTATTGAATATGAAGTCATCAAAAACACTCGAGCAATCCAATCATTACTAGCGCCTCGAGTTGAAGATATGTTTGCGCAACATCATATTATCTTTGGTGATAATCCATTGATGAGATGGTACACGCAAAATGTGGCCGTCAAAATACGTAAAGATGGTAACAAAGAATATGAAAAGAAAGAACCAATAAGACGTAAAACTGACGGCTTCCAAGCCTTAGTGCATGCTTTGTACCGTGCAGATGATTTGAAAGATTCAAATTTAGAAGAAGAAATCAATCTGTTACGTGGCTTGAGATTTTAACTGAAGGGAGGTTAAGTGAATGGGATTGTTCGATAAGATTTTTCAAAGAAACAAAGAGTTATCGTGGATGTATGATCTAGAGTTGTTACAAGATGTAAGTACAAAATCCTATATTAAGCAAATGGCACTTAATACGGTTGTTGAATTTGTTGCAAGAACTATATCTCAATCTGAATTCAGAATTAAAGAGAATGATAAAGCTGTAAAAGATTCAATGTATTATCTTTTAAATGTTAAGCCTAATCCAAATCAAAATGCTACGCAATTCTGGCAAAAATTTATCTATAAATTATTAATAGACAATGAAGCACTCATCATCAAATCAGATGATGATTATTTTTATGTAGCAGATAACTTTGAGAGAGAAACTGATTTAGGTTTGTTACCGCAAAAATTTAATTCAGTTACGGTTAATGACTATGTTTATAGTCGGTATTTTTCAATGGATGAAGTTATTTATTTGGAGAACTCAAATAAAAAGTTAGATGACTTTATGATGGGTCTATTTGAAGATTACGGCGAAGTATTTGGTCGCATGTTAAATATGCAGCTAAAACAAAATCAAATTCGTGGAGTTGTTAATGTTGAATCAACAACTTTAGATAATAAACTCATTCAAGATTATATCGACATGATCTTCAATACATTTGAGAAGAATCAAGTTGCAGTTATACCGTTAACAAAAGGTTTGAGTTACGAAGAACATTCTTCTAAAAGTGGTTCAACAGGCAAGTCGGATTTCGGAGATTTGAGAGCGCTAGTTCAAGATCTCCTAATTTATGTATCAAGAGTAGTTGGCGTAACACCGTCATTAATTTTAGGAGAGAATGCAGATTTAGATAGAGCAATAGAAGCAACTAATAAATTTTGCTTTAAACCTTTAATGAAAAAGCTTGAGACAGAATTAAATGCGAAGTTATTTGAAGAAAGTGAATACCTTGAAAGTAATATGCGCGTTGAAATTGTTGGTATAGATAAGAAAAACCCACTCGAATTATCTGAAGCGGTTGATAAGTTACGCTCATCTGGTACATACACTGGTAATCAAATCCGTGTAATGCTTGGAGATGAACCAGGGGATGACCCACATCTTGATGAGTACGTGTTAACTAAAAACTACGAAGCCGTTTCAGATGAAGGAGGTGATGTTGAAAATGAGTAGCCCAATCGTAAGGAATGTCACGCCAGTTTTTAGAAACGAAACTGAGAATGATAAGCATATCCTAACATTATCAGGTACTATTGCTAACTTTCCGTTTTTTGAAGATGGTATTTCTTCAAAGGCTGTTAAAAATTCACTTGATAATGTAGATAAAGATATCGTCATTCGCTTAAATTCTGGCGGCGGTGATGTGTTTGAAGGAATTGAAATTTATAACTATCTCAAATCGCTTTCAAATCATATCACTATTGAAGTTACTGCATTAGCTGCAAGTGCTGCATCTTTAGTAGCAATGGCAGCAGATAAGATTATTATTCGTACAGGTGCGAATATGATGGTGCATGAAGCTTCGACAATGGCTTTTGGCAATAAATCAGACATCCAAAAAACCTTAAACGCTTTGAATGCGATAGACACATCTATTGTTGATATCTATCAAGAACGAACAGGTTTAGAACGTGATGAGATTAATAATCTAATTACAAATGAGACCTGGTTTACTGCAGATGAAGCGATTAAAAAAGGTTTTGCAGATGAAAAATCATCTCGTAAATCGATTGATAAAAATAAGGAGGGGGTTAACAACGTGAAAGACACTAAATATGTTGCAATGCTTAAGCAACAATTACAAACTATCACTGCTATGATTGATGAAGCAGAAGAAGAGCCTAAAGAACCATCAAGTGGAGATTCTTTAGAACAACGTGTAGCCGATATCGAAAATGATATTAAAAACATCAAATCTCGTCTTGATAAATTAGAAAAAGGCGAAGATGGTGAAGGTGAAGAAGAAAAGAAAGAACCTACACCACCACAAAACAACAAATTTAAAAGGTTCGCATTTTAACTAGCTATTAGTAATAGAAACTAATGGCTATTTTTTATGCATAAATTTAAGGAGGAATTTATTTATGACTATTAAGGTCAAAGACAAATTAAAAAGCTATCAAGATCATAAAGCACATTTTGCAGAATTAGTTCAAAACGGTGCGTCAGATGAAGAACAATCTAAAGCATTTGGTGAGATGTTCGATGCATTATCAAATGATTTAAGAGATGAAATCTCTGCTGAAGTAAACAACCGTGTGGTTGATAATGGTATTTTAGCAAAACGTTCACAATCGCCTTTAACTTCTGAAGAACGTAAATTCTTTAATGAAATCAATACAGAAGTAGGATATAAAGAAGAAAAATTATTACCTGAAACAGTTATTGAACGTGTGTTTGATGATTTACAATCAGAACATCCATTACTTTCAAAAATCAACATTCAAAACGCAGGTTTAGTAACACGTATCATTAAAGCAGAACCAACAGGTCAAGCTGTTTGGGGTAAAATCTTTGGTGAAATCAAAGGTCAATTAGATGCTGCATTTGATGAAGAAGAATTCAAACAATCTAAATTAACTTGTTTCGTAGTTATTCCAGATGATTTAAAAATGTTTGGTCCTAACTGGGTAGAGCGTTTTGTTCGTACTCAAATTGAAGAAGCTATTTCAGTTGCTTTAGAAGCTGCTTTCTTAACTGGTGAAGGTGCATCTAAAGACCAACCAGTTGGATTGATGAAAGATATCCAAGAAAATGGCGGTGTCGTTGATAAAACAACATCTGGAACTTTAACTTTTGCAGATGCAGACACAACTGTAAATGAATTAAAAGACGTATTAAAAGGCTTATCTGTTAAAGAAAACGGTAAAGAAGTAAACATTGACGGTAAAGTTGTATTAGTAGTTAACCCACAAGACTCATGGGATGTACAAGCACGTTACACTTACTTAACTGCTAATGGTGGTTTTGTAACTGTATTACCTTATAACGTACAAATCGTATCATCTGAATTTGTTCCAACAAATAAATTAGTTGCTTTTGTAACTGATCGTTATGATGCAGTACGTGGTGGCGGATTAACAGTAAAAAAATTCGACCAAACTTTAGCTTTAGAAGATTGTATTTTATACACTGCTAAAACATTTGCTTATGGTCAACCAGCTGATAACAATGCATCACGCGTGTATGACTTAGAATTATCTACTGCAGTTCGTACTTCAACTCCTGCAGGTGGTACTACAGACGGTGCAGCACAAGCCTAAGAAAGTAGTTGATACTAATGCCAAGCGTTAAGATATCGGATGAAATTTTAGATGAATTTAAAGAATACACTAAGATTTCTCATGATACGGAAGATGAACACTTATTACGTGTTTTAAATATGTCTTACGAGAACTTAGAAACACGTTTTGGTGCATTTGATATTAATAGTAATTTGAATGGTAAAAACTTAGTTTTTGCACGCGCTCGATATGATTATGAAGATTTATTAGAGTTCTTTAACGACAATTATCAAGATGATTTGTTACACTTTGGATTTTTGACATTAAGAGAGCGTGATGTAAATGAAAAGTAAATTTAAAAAACCATTTATTACAACAAAAAAGTTAAATACGCGTGTTCATTTTTATGAGTATCAAGATAACGAAGGACCAGAAGCAGGTGTAAAACGTAAAAGAGTTTTATATCATTGTTGGGCATACGTTCCACAGTGGAAAATGACTGAATTACAACAAGCAATTGCAAATGGTACAGAACATGATGTGAAGATATTTATACGTGAAACACACGGGCAATATATACCAAACGAGAAGCATTACGTTGAAATAGAGTCGCCATATATTCACCAAGATTTGAATATTAAATTAGTACAACCTGATGTAGAGAACGAACAATTTTTAATGCTAACTGCAGGGGTAGTAGCTAATGGCGAGTAAAAATTTTTCAGGCATTCGTGCAGAAGGATTAGATGAATTGCAAAAAGAACTTGATAGACGTTTTAATCGCAAACGCATTACAAAGATTATTGATGACGCACTTTTAGAAGCAGGTCAAATAGTTTTAGATGCGATTAAAGCGAATATCCGATATTTCAGAGACACAGGGGCCGAATATGCAGAAGCTAAAATCTCAAAACCTTATTGGGATAAAGGTGTGCGCTCTGTCCGTATTTATTGGGAAGGTCCACATCATAGGTATTCAATCGTGCATTTAAACGAAAAAGGTTTTTATGCTAAAAACGGTAAGTTTGTTAGACCTAAAGGCTTTGGGGCGATTGAAAAAGCATTACGTTCTGCAGAAGTTGCGTTTTATAAAAAAGTACAGGAAGAAGTTGAAAAGTTATTATGATTGATATTTTAAATACAATTTATAGCGTCTTAAAAAATGACGAAAAACTAATGAAGTTACTCAATGTTAATAACATCAAATTCAACGATTATCCTGATGTTAAGGATATTACGCAACCTTATGTAGTGCTTGATGATTTTGATGATCCTATACCGGAATTACATTATGACGGAGACCGAGTAGCTTATAACTACATTGTTCAAATTGATGTGTTTGTTAAGGCAAATGATAGCTACAATGCAAGGCTTCGTAGAAATGAAATATCCCAACGTATCAGTGACTTGCTCTGGAAAGAATTGAAAGCAGGGCAAACAAGTAATTTAGGTAATGAATATGATAAACAGTTCGCTTTATATCGTTCAACTAGGCGGTATGAGGCGATTTTTTATGAGGAGGAAAATTAAATGGTCAAATATGCAAAAACACCAAAAGCTTTTATTAATATTAAAGATTTAGGTTTCGCTTTATTAGATACAGATGAGCAAGATAATGTTAAATACACAAACGTAACTCAAACTCGTGGGTTACAAGAGATTTCAGTTGAAACAGGTGGAGAAACAGTAAACGCTTATGCAGATGGTACTATTATTGAATCTGGTACAACTGATGGCGAAGGTAAAATCTCAATGACAATGCACGCATTCCCACAATCTATCCGTGAGTTAATTTTCAATGAAATTTATGATGAGAATGGTGTATTCCAAGAAATTAAAGGTAAACAAAATAAATATGTTGCAGTTTGGTTCAAACGTGAACGTCGTGATGGAACTTTCCAAATGGTTGGTTTAACTAAAGTGTTATTCGGAGATCCAAATTTAGAAGGTAAAACTGCAGAAGATGATTGGGAATTCAGTTCAGAAGAATCAGAAGGTACTGCAATGCACCGTATCAATGATGACGTACGTAAAATCTTATTCGATAGCGCACGTGAAGGTGCCAAAGTAGATTCATTCTTTGAAAAACTATTAAAAGGTGCTTACGACGAAAAAGTTGAAACAAGTGCTGGTACTGCATCAGCTTAAAAAGGAGTTTTGACTTATGGCTAAATTTAAAGTCTTAAAAGATGCAATTAATTTAAAAACCGATAAAGAGTATCGTAAAGACGAAGTTGTGGAAGAGAAAGTTAAAGATATCAACGACTTTGAAAAGCGTTTGAAAAACAAAGGGTATGAATTACCGTTTTTTGAACGCATTGAAGAAGAATAGTAAAGCTTAGGACGGTGTAAGAGCCGTCCTTTTATTTCGAAATAAAAAGGAGTTTTTTAGACATGTCAAACAAATTAAAACGTAATTATATTAGATTAGTAGAAAATCCTGAAGCAGAAGAAATTAAATTAGAAACTTATTTAACACCTCATTTCATTCCATTAGATGTATTATATGAAGCAACTGACGTAATGTCAGAATTAGAACAAGCTGAAAATGGAGAAATCGAATTATCATTCAAAGATCAATTAGATAAATTAATTGATGTAGTTGTAAAAATTTATGGTGGACAATTTGCAGCTAAAGATATTAGAACACGTTTGCATGCACCTGATGCTATCCCAACTTTACAAAAACAAGTTGAGTTTATAGCAAACGGCCAACAAGATGAAGAGACAAAAAAGTTTATTCAGAGCATCAGTTAAATAAAATAAAAGACGAAGATTTAACGTATCGTGGCATGAAAAAGAACTTGGACAAAGTTGTAAAACAGATGATTGAGAACGGCACACCGGCCGACCAAGTACTCAAGATGCCATTTTATTATATACTTCAAATTTTAGATGAACGTCATCTAAATACTGTTGATACTGATGATAGAGCAGATGCGTTATTTACTGCCTTATAGCCTTAGTTATCAACACTAAGGCTTATTTTTTATACCTAAAATAAGAAAGGAGTGACAATGAGTGGCGGAATCAAGATTTAAAGGCATGTCCATATTAATGAATATGCGTGATGTTGGTATTGATAGGACTATGAAACAGATACGTAGTCAGTTTAAAACATTAGATACTGAAATGCGTCGTTCTAATGCTAACTTTAAAAACTCTGAAAAGTCTATGCAGTCTTTCCAAACAAGAACAAAAGAGTTAAATAAAGCGATTGACGTGACTGAAAATTCAATGAAAGATATCTCAAGTCAATTAAAAAAAATGACTCTAGAAGAGCAACGTACAAGTGTGGAAGCTGAGAAACTACGTCAAGAATACAGTAAGCAGCATAGAGCATTACAAATGTATCAACGTCAATTAAACTCTACGCAATCCGAAATGAAACAATTTGGTACAACTTCTAAACAAACTTTGTTCTCAATGGAAAAAATAAACACAGTGTTAGGTACAATGAAACGTCAATTGAATATCGCAAACATGGCATTTCAAAGTGCAGAGAAATCAACAACAAGTTATAAAAACTATTTAACTCAGTTAAACACAGTTATTCAAAAGCATCAAAACACAATTAGAGTCTTAGAAAGTCGATATCAAAAAGTGGTACGAGAACAAGGCGTTATGAGCAAAGAAGCACTTGAATTGAAAGAGAAAATCTTGCAAGAGAAAAATTCTTTAAATCAATTAGATAACCAATACAAAAAGACAACTGCAGAAGCTAAGCGATTTTCTTTTGAACAAAAAACGCTAACTTCATCAATGAGTGAAATAAGAGCAAAGATGACGCAATTATCTCAATCGTTAACTATCAGTGCTAATAAATTTAAGCTTAGTGGACAAACTGCACAGGCTTATAAAGCACGCATAGCCGAATTAAATAATGGCATGAAGCAACAACAGCTCATTGTTCAAAATCTATCTAGACAATATGACTATGCTAAAAAGCAATACGGTGCTACAAGTCAAGAAGCACAACAGTTGAATGCTAAATTAACTGAAGAGCGTGTGAAGTTAAAAGAGTTGAACGGTCAACTTACACAAACTACACAAGCGCATAATCGACTTGAAATGGAACAAAAGCAAGGCATCTCATCTATGTCTCAAATAAGAGCAAAGATGACGCAATTTAACGATACTCTATCTCTATCAAGAAGTAATCTTGCGCGTGCAGGCGAAAGTGTTAAAGCTTATAAAGTTCATTTAGACAATTTAAGTGGAAACTTAACTAAACAACGAACAGTGTTGCGTGAATTAAGTGCTCAATATAAGCATGTTGCTAATGCGCAAGGTGAAAACAGTCAAGAAGCACGAGAATTAGCTAGTGCTATTACACAACAAAAAATCAAGATGAATGAACTTGAAACCGAAATTGATGAAACAACTCAAAGCTATAAACGGTTGGCACAAGAGCAAAAACAGGCTCAATATTTGAGTGGTTCAGGATTTGGTAAAGGTATTCAAACAGTAAACAAGTACAAAGATTCGATTAATAACGTAGGATCATCAATGCGTAATATTGGTTCAAACATGTCTATGTACTTTACGTTACCAGTTGTAGCCGGTTTTGGTGCGGCAATTAAAACGGGTGCAGACTTTGAAGGGCAAATGTCACGAGTAGGCGCTATTGCAGGCTCTTCTAAATCGCAATTAAAAGCTATGAGTGACCAAGCAGTTGATTTAGGTGCTAAAACTTCACTCTCTGCTTCAGAAGTAGCTAAGGGCATGGAAGAATTAGCGGCATTAGGTATGAATACTAATCAGATTATGAAAGCTATGCCAGGTGTTATTAGTGCGGCAGAAGCAAGTGGTTCAGATTTAGCAACAACTGCCACAATTATGGCTTCATCTTTAAACTCATTTAACTTAAAAGCTTCTGATTCAGGTCATGTTGCAGACTTATTAGCAACTGCAGCTAATGACAGTGCAGCAGACGTTCAGTATATGGGAGATGCACTTAAATATGCAGGTACACCTGCACATTCATTAGGTGTTACATTAGAAGATACTTCTGCAGCAATTGAAGTTATGAGTAATAGCGGACTTGAAGGCTCACAAGCTGGTACTGCATTACGTGCATCTTTCATCAGACTAGCAAAACCATCTGCTCAATCTCAAAAAGCCATTGATAAATTGGGTATTTCTTTATCAAATTCTAAAGGTGAATTTGTAGGTATGCCTAATTTGATAGGTCAATTTAAAGATGCTTTACAAGGTATGACTAAAGACCAAAAACTTGCATATGTAGCACAAATTGTAGGTACAGAAGCAGCAAGTGGTTTCTTAGCATTGATTGACGCAGGTCCAGCTAAACTTAAAAAGTATAGCGACTCATTGAAAAACTCAAATGGTGCATCAAAAGAAGCAGCCGATAAGATGAAAGATAATTTAAAAGGATCACTTGAACAATTAGGTGGTGCTTTTGAATCACTAGGTATCACAATTGGTACTGCTTTTGCACCAGTATTAAGAGGATTAGCTAAAGCTGTAACCTTCTTAGTAGAGAAGTTCAACAACATGCCAACACCATTGATTGTTTTAACTACAATATTTGTCGGTTTAGGTGCTGCAATAGGGCCTTTACTGGTACTAACCGGGATACTAGCGCACAGTATTGTTGGTATTTCAGAAGCTGTAACTTTATTAACGGCTACTGAAGGTGGACAAGCCTTCTTTACGAAATTCGGTGCAAATATTAAAGGTGTTCTACCTAAAATAGGTGGATTGATTACTAGAATACCTTTAATAGGTGGACTTATGACTGCATTAACAGGACCAATAGGGATAGCAGTTGCAGCTATTGCAGCAATAGGTGTAGCCTTTGTGGTTGCCTATAAAAAATCAGAGACGTTTAGAAATATCGTTAATGCCGTAATTAATCCGGTTAAAAATGCGTTTATTGGATTATGGAATATTATTAAACAATTTGGCGCAGGGATTAAAGCAGTCTTTAGTGGAAACACTGGTGAAGGGTTAAATATTTTCAAAAAAATACTACCAGATGAAGCGGCTCGACAATTCACTTCAACGTTGCTAATGATACGTGGTGCTTATAATGATTTTGTTAACTTCATAAAAAGTATCTCAATGGTAGTTGGTGCTTACTTCAAAGCTTTCTGGAAAGAAAACGGAGATAGCATAATTGCGGCTTTCCAAATCGTGAAAGCAACAGTATCTATTGTTTTAAACACGTTGTATAACGCAATTATCAAGCCTATTTTAGGTGCGATTAAAACAAGTTTTAGCATTGTATTTAATGGTATTAAGCAAATAGTTATTAATGTATTTACATCCATTAGAATGGTTGTACAAGGCGGACTTAATGTTATTCGTGGCATCATAACTATTTTTAAAGGCTTGTTTACAGGAGACTTTTCATTAATGTGGCAAGGCATTAAACAAGTCTTTTCAGGTGCATTACAAGTCATTGCCGGTATTCTTAGATTTGCCCTAGGTAATTTAGTGATTATTGCTAAGACATTAGGTGCTTTATTAATCAATGCATTCCGTGCAATTTGGACAGTGATTAAAAATGTAATCACATTAAGTGTTAGAGTTTCAGTTACTGTGGTTAAAGCATTATTTACTGGAATGAAAAATGCGGTTATCGCAATTTTTACAGGTTTAAAAAATCTATCCATTGCAATTTGGAATGGTTTGAAAAATGGTGTGATAGCGATAGTACGCGGTTTTGTTCTGATTGCTAAAAATAACTTTGCAATTTTAAGAGCCTTTTTAGCAACATTATGGAATGTGATAAAAGCAACGGCTATTGGAATTTGGACTGCATTGAAAAATGGTGTAATTGCAATTATTCGTGCTTGGATTGCTACAAGTAAAGCAACGTTTAATGGCTTAAAAAATTTCCTAGTAAATTTGTGGAATTTTATTAAAAATACTACATTAAGAATTTGGCGATCCATAAAAACTGGTGTTGTAAATGCTATTAAATTAATGAGTACTAGCGTTCGCAAAACTATAGCTACTTTAAAAGCTTGGATGGTTTCAAGTTGGAACTTTATTAAAAATAGAGTAGTGGCGCTTGCTAAAGGTCTGTACACGGGTGTGAAAAAAGCGTTCTCTAGTTTATGGTCTAGCACGAAAAATATTTTTTCTAAATTGAAAAACTGGTTAGTAAATACTTGGCGTTCACTGAAAAATAGTGTCGTAAAACTTGCTAAGTCTTTATATTCGAGTGTTAAAAATACATTTAATAATCTGTGGTCTAGTACTAAGAATATCTTTAGCAAATTAAAAAATTGGTTAGTTAACACTTGGCGTTCTATTAAAAATAAAGTGACTGATTTAGCTAAATCTTTATGGAACAGTGTACGTGGAACTTGGACTCGTATGAAATCCGGAACGCACAACACAATGTCAAAAATCGCTAGTAGTACTAAAGCTAGTTGGCGTGGCATGAAGAATTCAGTTGTGGATATGTCAAAAGCTTTATGGTCAAAAGTTAGATCAACTTTCACAAATATGCGTGATGGTCTAAAATCTATCATTGGCAAGATTAAAAGCCATATCGGTGGTATGGTTAACTCGGTTAAAAATGGTTTGAATAAATTAATCGATGGTGTGAACTGGGTAGCTGGCAAATTAGATATGGATAAACTTCCTAAAATCAAGTTTTCTACAGGTACAGAAAGTACACATACCCAAAATTATGTAACTAATGGCAAATTAAATCGAAATACATTAGCAACTGTAGGGGATAAAGGTCCAGGTAACGGGCCAGGTGGTTTTAGACATGAAACAGTCATCCCACCTAGTGGAAAAGCATTTATCACACCATCTGCAGATACTACTATTCCATTAGCAAAAGGTACACGTATTTTAAATGGTGCTCAAACTCATGCAATGTTAAGCAGTGGCATGGTTCCTAAATTCAGTATAGGTACTAAAATTAAAGAATTTGGGGCTAACATGTTTGATAGTGGTAAAAATTTAGTCAAAAAAGGTGTAGGCAAAGCTAAAGATATTGGTGGTACTGTTGAGAAGAAAACTGCAAAAACTGTAGCTAAAGGAATTGAAATAGGGACTAACGTTGCTGATACAGCTAAAGCAGTTAGTAGTACAGTGATTAAAGGTATTGGCGATGTGTTTGATTATGTTTCACATCCAGGCAAGTTAGTATCTAAAATCTTTGAGAAAGTCGGTTTTAACTTCGATTTCTTAAAAGGCGCTGAACTCCCTTATATGCTTATGCAAGGCGCATATAAAAAATTAAAAGAAGGAGTTAAATCGCTATTTAGTGGTTGGTTAAGTGATGCAGGCGGTGGTGACGGTTCGTCATTCACTCACTTCCCTATAACTACTGGTTATTACCCTCGTGGTGGCGCACCTGGTTATGGATTTAATAGTGGCGCTCACTTTGGTATCGACTATGGCGCTCCATATGGTACAACAATTAATGCTACAAATGATGGTGTAGTAAAAGGTATTCATAACTTCGGTGGAGGACTTGTAGCTAGGTTATTAACAGGTCAATTCACATTGTTCTTTATGCACTTATCCAAAATATTAAAAGAAGGTAAAATTAAAGCCGGAGAACCGATGGCTAAAACAGGTAACTCTGGACATTGGACTACAGGTCCGCACCTTCACTTCCAAGTTGAAAAAGGTCGACATGATACAATCACCAATGCAAACACAGTTGATCCAGCCAAATGGTTAGCAGGTCATGGCGGCGGTGGAGGTAGCGCGCCTAAAGCTGGTATAAAATGGGCTCCACAAATCAAACAAGCATTACGTATGAATGGTTTACCAACATCATCTGCTTATGTTAATGCATGGGCACGTCAAATTGATAGTGAAAGTAGTGGTAATCCAAGAGCAGTACAAGGTGGTTACGTAGATGCAAATACCGGTGGTAATGAAGCTAAAGGTCTAGTTCAAGTTGCGAAAAATACATTTAATTCAATGAAGTTTCCTGGACATGGTAACGTATTTAATCCGTTAGATAACTTATTAGCTGGTATTCATTGGGCAAAAGTTAGATATGGCAAATCAGGAATGTTATCTGTAATAGGTCATGGTCATGGTTACGCCACAGGTGGCTTAATCAAAAATGCAGGTTGGTACAACATAGCAGAAGGTGGTTATCCAGAGTGGATAATTCCAACTGATCCATCTAGACGTAGTGACGCTATGAAAATGCTAGCACTTGCAGCACAAGATATAGATAAGAAAAGTAGTACTAGAGGAAATAAACGGCCTAATAACTTAAAGACACCTAATAACCTTTATTCAAATGATAATGATGAATTATTACTACAAATGATTGAGCAACAACAGCAACAAATTAATTTATTAATGGAAATTGCTAGAAGTAATAGAGGCATCGAGAATAAAAAAATGGAAGTCAATTTAGATGGTAAAAGTTTAAATAAAAACAATAATAAACATCAAGCATTAAATAATGCTACAAGATTAATGGGAGGTCGATAAACATGCCATTTACTATTTTCGACCCTAATATGAATAAAATAGATTATCCAGTTGGCGTTACGCCACTGGATTTTTTAGTATCTGCAATTGAAAAAGAACGATACATCGAAACTGTCAATGGTATTCCAGGAAATGTGAATTATGGTTTTGATTATAAAGAAAGAGAAGTAACTTTAAACTTTTGGCTTAGACATTATCATGGTGAACATGACCAAAAATTATTAAAAAGTGAATTATATGCAATGTTAGATAGTCAACCTTACTTTTATGTTAGTGACGATAGACTACCAACGAGAGTTCTTAAATTAACAGTAGACGAATCATATTTACCTGATAGAATTAACGGCTCAAACATATTCACTTTAGAAATTAAAGGACAAATAATAGGTATCCCTTTTTGGCAATCACGTTTTACCACTCAACATATACAACAGTATAAGTATGATGCGGATAATGAAATGTTTGGTTTAGGCGATAATATACATCTTGATTATTTAGATTATTCATTTGGCAATTATGAATTCGATATATGGAATGGAGGTAATGTTGATTTAGACCCTCGTGATATGTATATAAAATACACATTAAATAATGTGACAACTAATGGAAATTTAACAATCGAGAATGTAACCACTGGAGAAATTTTTGTATTTAAAGAAAGTTTAGTCAATCAAACGCTATACGTAAATCAAACCAAAGTTAATGTGGGCGTAGTGAACAGATTGAGAGATAGTAACAGAAAATTTCCTACAATCAAAAAAGGATTAAATCATTTTAAAATTACAAATTGTTCATATAGCAGTATAGATATAGATTTCAGATTTTTATGGAAGTAAAGGAGAGTATTTTATGGGCAGACGAATTGTTGATGCGCTTTGGGATAGAGGTAATTTAAAAGATATAAATGATAATTTTAAAGAGTTGTTTGATGATCAATTAATGGCAACTGAATTAAAAACATTTGCACAGAATATTTTAAATCAAGCAAACAAAGTTAATAGCGAGAATGGGAAAGTGCAGGAACAACTTAATCAAATAGTTTTAGATAGTAACAATGCTAATGCAGAAGTGGCACAAGCTAGAGGGTCTTTTAAATTATTAAATGAACGTTTAGATGCAATGAATAAAGCAAGTGAAAGGGGAACAAGTACACAGCCAGACTTTGTTGATAAACTTAATCGTTTAGTAAATTTTGATGAAATTCAAGTCAAAAAAGTTAGTGACAATGCTTTTACGGTATCTAACTTTAACAAAGCGGCTAAACGACATGTAACAAATGTGTTTCAAAAAAACGCAAATGATGACTATATCATATTATCCGAAAGCTATGTTGGAGGTACAACGGTTAGTGAACTGAATAAAGATTTTGTCAATTACTCAAAAGTAAGCGGAACAATAGACACAACTTATGCTACGCACTATACAACAGAAACAGGTACTAAAATAAAAGCGAATATTACTGGAACAGAAATATATATGCGTCGATTTGGAGATAATCGTGGTGGCATGTGGGAGTTTGTTATCGACGGAGATACTTCCAACAAAATAAAAGTTACAAACTATAAAGCTACTTCAGGAACAGATGATTTTAAAATAATTGGTGGTTTGGAAGATAAAACACATTTGATTGAAGGTACTTTCATTGGAGCCGACCCTAGTAACTCACCTACCGGAGGTACTGCAAGAGGTTGGTTAAGTTATGCAGATGCTAACGGCGTTGGAAGAACATTCTTTTCAAGATTTACTAACGAAAATATGACAAGAGAAAATACTTTAAATGCTGCAATGAGCAATAAAGATTTTGCTTTAAGAATTAAACCTTCAGGTTATTCGGGTGACTATCACTTTGTGCCTGAACATAATGCGGTTGGCACTGCATTTAAAATAAACAACACTCAATTTTTATTAGACGGTAAACCTTTGGATATATTTAATTTACAGGTTGGTGTAAGCAGCAAAGGTAAAAAATTCACTTTAATACAATCCATGTATGGTCGTTACCCACTTACTAACGAAAATTTATTGAGGATTGATAATGTTCACGAAATATCGTTGAATTCAAGTATTAGGTTAATAGGTAAAGTTACTGTTCTGAAAAATATAGATATTCAAGACGGTTATTTTTTAATGTTACCAGTTACAACAGAAACAGCTTCAAGGCTAAAAACATCAAGATTTAACGACTATAATACTCAAATAACTGACGGTTCACAAACTAAATTAGCAGTAGAAAAAGATGATACAACTTCATTTATTTTTACAAGTGCTACGAATACAAATCTATTCTCATCTTTAGTTGTTAACGATCCTGAACGTTCAATTAGAAGTGGTGGAGATGGTAAATTTCCCGAGGGACAAACCGCATGGATAGAGCATAGAAACGCATCAATGCAAAAACTATATCAATCTATTTATCGTTTGTCATCGATTAAAGCTGGTACAAATTTATATTACGACGGTATTTATCTATCGGGAGAAATACCGAATGTTCACAATTTATTCTAAAGGTTAGTTTAATAGCTAGCCTTTTTATTTTGGAGGTGAATAAATGTTTGTAGATAAGTTATATATACGTGATTTGTATGGCGTGGAACACGCAATAGAAGGCACCGTATCGCATGAAATGGAGATTAATGGTGACGAACGTATTGATATAGAAATACCTTATACTTTTTATAATCAAGAAGTGTTGAATAGACAAGAAGATTTAAAATTTTGGATAGTAGGTTTTGAAAACAAAGAATATAAAGTGATAAGTAGCACCACCACAGGTTATGGAGATTATTATAAAGTAACGATTACTGCTATTTTAGATGTATTGCATTGGTTAAATAACCGCCGAATTTATGAACGGATTAGTGCTAGTCTAACGGTAACAGAGGCGTTTAATTTAGTTTTTAATGATACTCCTTACACGTATGTAATAAGTGACCCAGCGCCGTCAGAAAGTTTTGAAGGCTTAGGTGAAGGTGCCACTAGATTAGAGATGTTTAAAACATTTATCGAGCGTTATGGTTATGAGTTCAAAATTGTTAATAATGTAGTTTATTTATATACAATGATTGGGAACGATACCAATTTTGAATATAGATATAAAATAAACGCGTCAAATATAGTTAGAGAAACAAGTGCTGAAGAAATGTACACCTATGTGGAAGGTTATGCAGATTATGATGACGAAGGCGACGATAAGGACCCTACAAAAATTGCGAAATTAAGACCTGGAAAAATGAAAAATAACCCTTATATATCACCTTTTGCTAATTTAGTTGGAGAATTACATGCGCCACCCATACGTGACGGCAGAATAAAAAAAGAAGAAACACTATTAAAGCGAATGCAAGAAGTTGTGGATAATAGTTTTAAAATTAGTTTTACTGCAGATATTCATGACATGGAAAACAATGGGTATAATTACCAACATGCAGAACTTGGCGACCGTGTATTTTTAGTTGATGAGCGTATAAACTTAGATACCGAAATTCGTGTAGTTAAAATTGAACGTAATTTTGATGCTAGAGGTAAAATGTCTGATATTAAAATCACTTTTGGCACTCTTGGCGACGGAGAAACTTATGCATCTAATTTAAACAGTGCAATGGCCACAGTTAATGATTTGATGACTGGTAAAAAAGTTTTGCCAAATGAAAGTTTAAGTATCATTACACAATCAATGGTTAAAAAAATACAAGATACATCTAGTGAATTGGTTTTTGATAGCAATGGTATACACGCAATAGATAAACAGAATGCTAATAATATAGTTACACTAAATAGTAATGGTTTATATCTATCCACAGACGGAGGGGCTACCGGTAAAACAGCTATTACTGCCGAAGGTATCGCAGCAAATGCTATCACTACGGGTTCTTTAAATGCCAATTTAATTAAAGTTACGGGCGGCGATAAAGATAAATATATTGAAATGCAATCAGATTATTTAACTTTATACGGAACGTTTAGAAGAACATGGCAAAAAGAAACTACCATAAATAATGTATATACTAGACTAAAAGACGGTCATTTAAGATTTAGAAATAACGATTTAAGCCGTTCATTATACTTTTCTGACTTTGGTATATCAACGTATATAGACGGTAGCCAAACAGATGCTTCAGGTACTTTAGAATTTTTTGATTATACTTATTCCACCGCAAGAGGTGTAACACTTAATTCAGGTATGGGGGTTGTTGCACTTAAAACAGATGCAAACCGTATAATGATAGACAGTAACCAAACTGTAAATATTGAAAGTGAAGAGGCATCTGTTTATGTACGACCAATGAAAAACAACAGAAATGGTAGTAATGAATTTAGATTTTGGGTCAAAGACAATAAAGCGGCAGACGATACTGACGGTGTACTTACTTACGGTTCTATTACATCAGGTTCGGCTTTTGGCTCAGGTATTCGATTTGATAAGAATAAAAGTACAAATTTTGTATACGCAACAAATAACAACGGAGATATTGGGACAGGTGATTTTTATGCTCGTGATTTATACGGTATGTTGCGTGCTAAAGATACAAACGCTTATGTAGGTGTTGACGGTGCGTTAAGAGTAACTGACACAAAAGGCCTTAATGGTGGTAGCCCTAACTACAAAGATATACAAGCCAAAGATATTATGGCCAATTCGATTAGAACTGACGGCGGTAACTTTTACATTGGTTGTTCTACTGATGAGGTTAGAGTTACTAACAACTTATTGTATAACGGTGGGGATATAGGTTATAAACCAATCAAAGCATCAGATTTTAAAAATGCATCTTTAGAAGAATATAAAGAAAACATAAAAAAATGGAATTTTGATGCATTGAAACAAATAGCTTATGAAACTGAACTATATTCATTCAATTATAAGTCTGATGAAAATAAAGAAACGAAACATGGTTTGATAATTGGTGAAGGTTATAAAACGCCCAAAGAACTAATCAGTGGTGATAGCGTTAATTTATATGCCATGATTACGTGGGCATTTAGAGCCATACAACAATTAAATAAAAAAATTGAGGTGCTAAAAAATGATAGATGAAAAAGACATTAAAATAGCAGTAATGAAAAAACAGATTGATGAGCAAAACGAATTTATTATTAATCTTCAAGTACAAATCGAAAAATTATATAGAGAGAAACAAGAACTTGAAGAACAATTAAATGAGGTGTAGCACATGAAAGACAACGAAATAACATTCAAAATGTTTTCAATCTTGATGATTAGTGTTGGCCTATTGATGTTTGAACGTGGGTTCTTTTGGACTAAAGAACAAAATGATGTGCTAGATGATAGTGATTTTTACATGGCACTACATCAAATCATGCCAATTTGGATGTGGGGTATTTTAGGCATGTTATTTAGTATACTCATCATCATTGCGCCATTCTTTTTACCTAAGCAACATCTCAACAATAAATTTAATTACTTATGCTTAATAGGAGGTACCGGAAACGGCGTCTTCTATTTTTTAATGACTTCGGCATCCATATTTAATGCGATTAATTGGTTGACACCTTTGCAATTTGCAACGTTTACCACAATCAATATTTTAATAGGTTTTTACGGGGGTGCTGCAGTTGTCAGAAAACGATAGCCGTTTTGTAACACGTACAGAATGGCTCGATAACAACATTAAGGTTGACGAAAAGATAGATAAAGTTGATAGAAAACATACAGATGCTTTAAACAACTTATCTGTAAAAGTAGAACGCCAAAGCGTTTTACAAGAACAATCATTAGAAAGTCAAAAGAAGTCAGAAAAACACCTAGAAAAATTGTCAGAAACTATGGGCAGTTTTGGAACTAAATTCACAGATATGGAGTATCAAGTAAAGGATCATAGTAGACAGCTCGAAACTGTTAGCGAAGTGATTAAAAAGAAAAAAGATTATAGCGCAACAGTTGTAGGTGCAGTGATAACTGGTATTTTTGGCGTAATAGTAGCGTCAATCGGTTTTGCAGCTGCATTCTTTTAAGTCGGCACTTATGTGTCGGCTTTTTATTTTGAATAAGGAGTGGAATAAAGATGAAAACAGATGTAGGTTCGATTGCACGCACAATCGCTTTGGCGTTAGCGTGGATAAATCAAATTTTAGCAATGAATAAAATATCACCAATTCCAGTAGACGAAATGACTATTAGCACAGTGATTACTGGTGTGGTTTCTTTGATAACTTGGTGGAAAAATAATAATTTCTCTCACGCAGCACAAAAAGGGCAACAAAAAATACATGAAGTTAAAGCAGGTACAGACTCAACAGGCGCTGCACCTAGAATGAATGGAGATGATTTATAATGACATCAATTAGAACGTATAAACAAGCTATAAGTTATTTAAAAAGTTTAGAGGGGAAAGCAGTAAATCCTGATCGCGCTTTTGGATATCAATGCTTCGATGTAGCAAATCAATATTGGTTATACCTATTCGGTCATACTTTAAAAGGTGTAGGCGCTGCGGATATTCCGACATGGAACAATTTTACTGGTGAAGCTACTGTTTATGAAAATACATTATCATTCTTAGCTAAACCCGGAGATGTTGTAATTTTCAATAGAAATTATGGAGAGGGTTATGGTCACGTTGGTATCGTCATCTCTGCTACTTCTAACTCTATAACGATACTCGAGCAGAATTGGTTGGGTGGCGCTTATTGGACACCACCAGAAGTAACTACGAGACGCACACATGGTTACGATTTCCCTATGTTTTTCATACGTCCGTTCTTTGCTAAAGCAACGACTAAAAACAAAGTTAAAAGCAAAGCTAAGCCGGTTAAGAAAGTGAAAGCTAAGAAAGGCAAGAAAATATTACTTGTGGCAGGTCATGGTAAAGGTGCTTATTCAAACGATCCGGGTGCAGTAGCAAATGGATATAATGAACGTGATTTCAATCGTAAAAACATCATACCAAGAGTTAAAAAGTATCTTGAAAGTGTAGGTAATACAGTTGTTTTATATGGTGGCAAATCAATGAACCAAGACTTGTATCAAGATACGCTATATGGACAACGTGTAGGTAACTATTCAGATTACGGTTTATATTGGGTTAAAAAGAACGTGAAACCTGATGTGATTGTAGAATTCCACTTAGATGCTGCTAGTCCACAAGCAAGTGGCGGACATGTCATTGTAAGCGACAGATATCCTGCAGACGATATAGACAAAGCGTTATCTAGCGCTCTAGGTAAGACAGTTGGCAAAATTAGAGGCGTGACACCTAGAAACGATTTATTAAATGCTAACGTTACTGGACAACTCAATTTAAATTATAGATTAATCGAGTTAGGTTTTATAACTAGTAAAAAGGATATGGACTATATCACTACACACCTAGATAGTTTTACTAAGCGTATTGCAGAGGCTATCAATGGTAGGCAAATCAATGCGCCTAAGAGCAAACCGTCTAAAATAAAAACAACGTGGAATTGGGCTGGTAAGTTTACTGCCAATAGTACAATTAAAGTACGCAAGTCACCCGGACTTAAAGGCACTGTGGTTGAAAGTGGCTCATGGTTATACAATGGAGATTACGTTCCGTTTGACCAAGTAATCAAGAAGGATGGATACTGGTGGGTTAGATTTAGATATGTTCAACCCGGTTCAAGCAAAAAAGATTTCTATTGCGCCGTTTGTAAAATTACAGATAAACAACAAAAAATAAAAAATGAGAAATATTGGGGTAAAATAGACTGGAAATGATATAATTAAATTACCACGACATTACACAAGGGTAGTCCTAGTGACTGCCCTATTTTTTTATGTTAAACGTATACTTAAAAAATACAAAATGTTTATAAAATTTATATTCTTTATCTTAATATTAGGTTATACTGATATAAAAAAAGTTTGGTGATGAAATGGAGTTTAAATTAAATTTACCTGAACAATGCCCGCCTGGAAATGCAATATCTGTTAATTTAGCGCCTGTATACAGATTAGTTGATGGAGAAGAAGTAAGTTCTTCTGATTTATTGAGTCATGTAGAAGCAGGTTTGAGTTTCCCACCTGGACAAGAATGTCAAGCCCATGCAATATCTTTATTCCAAGATATTGAGGGATGTAAAAGACAACAAAAGAAATTTAAAAAGCTAAGAAAAAAGAGTATATACCAAGGTCAAATAACAAAAGATTGTGGAGTTGTAGATATATATCTAAATAAGAGCCACATAAATTTATGGGTGTTTAAAGATATAGATTTATTAACAATCTTTAAAGGAGATGAAAATAATGAGCATCGAATTTGAAGAACTTACAAGATTTGAATATGAGTACATTTTTGAATATTATGATATGCCTCTGTTTTTTATATTAAAATCTCCTAATAATGAACTTTATCTTAATTATATGATTGATGAAATAAATATAGATGAATACAAATGGTTTTTTTCAAGAATATCTAGAATCGAGTTAGATCGTATTTTAAACAATTTTATAGGTATTAAATCTTTTCTAATTCAATTAATAAATGAAGAAAGAATGGAATATTTGGTAATTAATAATAAAGAACAAAGCTTATCTTTTAATAAAGTAATTGAATTAAAAGATGACGAATTGCCTTTAGAAGATTATAAAGTAGAATACGATTACCTTAGAAATGAGAAAATAGAGAATCAAGAAGAAAATATTAGAATCGACAGTAGTGAATTTGATTTGATATTAAGAGATGTTAATAATTCACACTTAATTGATGTTAACATACTAGCTAATATATTAGGTAAAATGGAAATGCTATACACAAATATTAGTAAAGGTTATTCTAGTTTAAAAGTTGAAGCCGTCTATCCCTCATCTTTTGGATTGAGATTAGTGGGGGAAGAAGATTTATTGAATACATCTGAAAAGACATTAGAAAATATTTTGATATTATTTAATAATATTAAAGAATCAAACTTTTCTAATATAGAAGAAAATCTTAATATTGATAAGTTATATGATCTTAAGGCAATAAATAAAGCTAAACAATTAGTTGAAGATATTTATAAATACAATATTTCTCTAGAAATTAAACCGAAACAAAATGTTGAGTATTCTCATTTTATCGATAAAGAAGATAAAAGCAAATTTAAAAAATTAAGTGATTTTATAGATCAAATAACTCCTATAAAACAAACTAACATTGAAGTTAGTGGTGTTCTAACTTCTATTAACATGAACTATAGTAAATTTTCAATTATAGGTGAAGATAATATTAGATACAGTGGTAAATTAGATAAAAAATTTAAAGAAGATATAGCTGATATTCAATTCGTTATTCCTGCTAAAATTAAAGCTGAATTAAGCAAAATAGAAAAATATAATTTCGAAAAGGACGATTATGACATTAGTTATGAAATGAAAAACTATCATCAAACAATTGATTGAAATTTTATTATAGGATAAGCATTTTTTAACTGGTACGGTTATTTTCATGCTAAAATGTACCTAACAATAACATCTTTTCGATACTATATTCTACTAACCACGTTCTTATGAGCGTGGTTTTTTATTTAGGGACTCGGGTCCCTAAAAAGTCCCTAAAAATTAGTTTTATATGGTGTGTTATTAATAGACAAAATAAAAAGAACCCCGCCGTTATGGGATTCTTGATTTCGAAAAGTGTTTAATTTTCGGTTAATAGCGTCCTGGGAGGGATTCGAACCCCCGACCGATGGCTTAGAAGGCCATTGCTCTATCCAGCTGAGCTACCAGGACATGAATTTTTAACACAAGAATTATTATAGCTAAAGAAACCTTATTTAGCAATAGCTTTAATATAAAAAAAGTTTATATTTTTCACTAATTATGTGTATTTGTAACTCATATCGACGATGTGCAAGTGCAATAACACATAAAGTCGAGCAATTGAATTAATATCTTCAAGCCATATGGACGCAGAAGTAATCAAATGTATAGAACCAATAGGATGCATTATAAGCAACTATGAACAAACTATAAACATTTATGAATAAAGTAATAAATAGATCACAAGTGTTGAAATTATTCTCATCTATTATTCATATACTCAATCCAATTACTAAATAAAAGTACCATGATAAATAGTGAAATACAGAAATTAATAAAGTTGCAATGACCAACATTACGATTAATTAAATAGTTGAAAAGGACTAGAGTATATTCACTTGTCTGTTTAAATAAATGGTTGTATTGAGAATCCTAGACTTGCAATGGTCTCTTAGTAGGTTAAAGCGTTTATAAAACAAGGTGAATTTTAAAGAAATATAAAGCTAATGTAAAGGTATTGTAAACGTTTGCAGAATTGTCAGATTTTGCACAACATATTTGAATGCCTAAGTGTGTTTTATATAATCAAAGGTCTACAGTTTTGATGTCTAATTTATAAGTTAAGAAAGATAGAACGCAAATAGCATAAATCACTATATAGTATAAGTAACAAAACGATAGGTAAACAAAAACTTACCAATTAATCGTTTTTGGTTTTAAGAAATAGCTTAATGTATCTATTGAATTTCATACATTAAGATTTAAATACTTTAAATAAAAAGAAATGGAGCGATTTAAATGTCAAAATTAGTACAAGCAATTTCAGATGCAGTTCAAGCAGGCCAAAACCAAGATTGGGCTAAATTAGGTACAAGCATTGTAGGTATCGTAGAAAACGGTGTTGGCATTTTAGGTAAATTATTCGGATTCTAAGTTTCCACATATAACATTTATTGAAAATATAAATAAACATTATAAAGGAGATAGTAATCATGGAAAAAATCGCAAACGCAGTAAAAAGTGCAATTGAAGCAGGTCAAAACCAAGACTGGACTAAATTAGGTACAAGTATCTTAGATATCGTTTCAAACGGTGTTACAGAATTAAGTAAAATCTTTGGTTTCTAAATTTAAAAATCAAACAATTTAAATATATAAAATTAAAAGAATGGAGCGATTTAAATGTCAAAATTAGTACAAGCAATTTCAGATGCAGTTCAAGCAGGCCAAAACCAAGATTGGGCTAAATTAGGTACAAGCATTGTAGGTATCGTAGAAAACGGTGTTGGCATTCTAGGTAAATTATTCGGATTCTAAGTTCGACTAACAACATTTTATTAATATAAATAAACAATACAAAGGAGATAAATATCATGGAAAAAATCGCAAACGCAGTTAAAAGTGCAATTGAAGCAGGTCAAAACCAAGACTGGACTAAATTAGGTACAAGTATCTTAGATATCGTTTCAAACGGTGTAACTGAATTAAGTAAAATCTTTGGTTTCTAATTTAACGTTTATTTTAAAACTTAGTTTAAATCATAAAAATTATAGAGAAATGGAGAGATAAATATGCAAAAATTAGCAGAAGCAATTGCAGCAGCAGTACAAGCAGGACAAGATAAAGACTGGGGTAAAATGGGTACAAGCATCGTAGGTATCGTAGAAAACGGAATCAGTGTTTTAGGTAAAATTTTCGGCTTCTAA